ATAACAAACACTATAACTAATATGCAGAATACAAGACCAATACATAACAATAAGATAGACCCAGATATATAGCTAAAAAGCTAAAATACCAGCACCATGTTACATATAGCCCACGAAAAGCCCCTTATTCTAATAAGCCAGCAGTTACTCTCAAGGGGGAAGTCCCTTAAAAACCCCAATTCCAAACAACAAATGCCACGGCAGATACAACCATTTTCTTGATTTATATCAAATTTCCTAGGGATTATCAAACATCCGGGGCATAGCTTGCAACATCAGGCATAATTGCCACGCCGAAGGCCCTCTAGCCTCTTGTGTTTAATCAAAAAGCTAAGCTTAATAAATAAAAACAAAGAAGTTTTAGTATTCGGGTAGGCAGGACTTGACAAGAGGCTTATTTTATATTATACTTAGCAAGAAAGCGACGCATCGCATTTCTCGCTAAGCCACCCCGAAGGGCCTCTCCTCTTATATTATTATCTGCAATTCCACTTCGAAACCCTTGCCACTTCGAAACCCGTTTCGCTAATATTTTATAAGGCTTTTGAACTACCAGCGCCGAAGGCCCGAATGCTATCTTGCCACTCTTACAAACAAGCCGTCATTCAAGTATTCACAATTGACTTTATTTAATGGCACAGTATTCTTAGTCACTAAGTTAATAATAACTTTACGGCTGGTATTAATCAAATACTCACGGCCCTTAACCTGATAAGTCAAATTAGCATTCTTATGAAACCATGCCATATAATAAGGCTTAACTTTGAAACCCATTTTGTGAGGAATCAAATAGTCAGTTACTAATTCATTTAAGGTCTTTGTGGCTAACGCCACTTCTGTTGGAGTGAATTCTCCTAAACCATTAACTTTCATTATTGGATTCTTATATAAAGACCCAATCCCAAACAACTCTTTATTAATAACAGACAACAACATCCCTCTTGTGATAAATGCTTTAACGATGTTGCTGCTGGCCGCATTAATAACCTGTGCCATCAACAGTCTTTTGTCTAACTCTTTTGACTCGATATCACAATTCTCTTCCTTAATATATAAGGGGAGATTCGTATCAGACTTAATCTCTGGTTTGTTTTCTGGGATAATACCGATTGTATCAAAACCGATTTCTTTGCCGATTTGTTGTCTTGCTAATTCCGGTAACTTATCAATCGAGCTTTCTGTCTTTTCTAAGTAAGACTTACCAAAGCGTCTTTCTAATTCAGCTTTCTTAACTTCTTCAACGTCAATTACAAAAGGGGTAAATACGGTATTTGGATTATGGGCCATGATTGCATCGTAGTCAATTGCCATAGATGACTTAATTGCATTAACCAAGAAAGCTCTATTATGGGCTTTACCAATTACTTCCCCAGTTATGTCTAAAAGCTCTGCTCGGATATCGTCATTCTTAACATACAGAGGGTCTTGTACCTTTAGGTCACGTACTACCATTTCCAATAAATGGATTAAGCGCATATCCATAGCGTCCACGTTTACTACTACATTACCAGTTACTACGTTGTTATTCATTGAATTCATTATATCTCCTTCTGCCCTTAGGCTGCCGGGTCATCATACCCAGCCTATTTATTTAGATTAGTCAGTTTAACGTCATGACCAGGACAATCAAATAAGGGGTAGGCCCTATACGCCTACCCCTATATAGACAGTATTAAGATAATCGAGCTTTCTTAGCTTCTAATCTTGCAATCTCAGCCTTAATCTCAGCAATACGAGCCTTTCTATTATCAGCTTCGCATTCATTCAAAGAAGACTCACATACAGCGATTTCTTCGTTAATCATGGTTACAGCATCCCCATCTATAGCCTTAGTACGTTTCTCAGTAACCCATTCTTTGATGTTATTAAAGATAGCAACAAAGCAATTACTAACAATCTCTACTACTTTAATAGAGCCTGCTATTACGTACCCTACAGCAAGGTTAACTGCATTAAAGACAAATTTACCCCCTTTACGCAATACACTGCCTACGCTAGAGAACTTCTTGCATAGGGTGTTCATAATAGACCCTTCCACGTCTACTTTGAACCATTTCTTTAATTTAGCAGATACCTTATTACCAATTAAGATAATAGAGCCAATAACTGCCTCAAAGATGTTCTTGCCTTCGCTATCCTGGGTATAGGCCTTTAGCGTAAGGGCTTTCTTTAAGGACTTCTCAGTACCGATTTTATTTAAATAAGCGATTTCCTTATCGACTAAATCACGGTATTTGTCAACCATCAGATAAAGGTCTCTTTTACCTTTAGTCTTTCCTGCTAAGCCAGCATCCATCATGTCGTAGATAGTCAATCTTAGGCTAGTAAGCCCAGTAGCATCAGCCATCATAGTAAGGGCCTTATTCAAGCCTACTAATAATGAATCAATTAAGCCTTCAGTACGTTTAACAAAGGACTCTTTTGTTTCTCCTTCCTTTGGTACAGATTCACTAACAGCCTCTTTACACTTATTGAATAAGAAGGCAGCATCATAAAGGGCATCTGCTGTAGCAGCCTCAATACGGGCTCTCATATCAGCCTCTTTTGTTAATACTGTTGCTGTACCGTTTGCATCTACTACGATTGTTGTTTTGTTTGCTGATTTCATGTTATTCTCCATTCTGCGTATATTGGTCGCCACTCTATTTGGATTAATTAAAAGAGTTAGTTTAACGTCATTGCGGACAATTGAATACAGCCTATTCTACTTAATACAGTTAATGCGTTTGGTTAGCTCTCTTCTTGAACGCCAATATCCAAAGCCCTTTAATACAGATTTAATCTCCCTAAGGGCACTTATCCCTATATCTTTACTTGTTTGAGTACAGGCATAGCTATCAGCAGCGTGTTCTTCACCTAAGTAACGATTGCCCATGATGCTGTAGTGCTTATTATGTATGTGGCCTATCTCATGCTGTATAGTAAAGGCTTGGCTATTATGACTTAAGGACATGAACTTATCATCAACAAAGATAACCATTTGATTCATAGCATTAAAGTAACACACTGCTACCATACACCCTACTGACATGACTGCATAAGGGTTGTATAATAAAGACATGGTGTACTCAGTATCATTAATGGGTACAGTACTAGGCTCTTGCACTGCTATGCCTTGTGTGCAAATAACATTCTGTGTGTTATTTACCATAGTCTCAAATAATGCATCATCCAATGTGTCATTCCAACGTACTTCTTTCTTAAGCTCCTCATCAACAAAGGACTTAAAGTCTTTAGGTTCTAATGCTTTCATAGTAAAGCCTTTCTGATTTTATAGACTGCTCATGTCTTATTTTTAATCATCTCAGTTCGATACAAAGGGGGTTGGGTATCGAACTAAAGAATACTATTAATATTTATAAGTAGGTCGCCGGGAAAAATATATCTATAAAATACTCTATACGAAAAATTTAATCCAAACCTCCCAATAAAAACCTATTGCAATTAATAAATAAATAAACTATAATAATCTTGTACATAAATATCTGCACATAAAAAACTCCTTTTCAGAATAATTAACATCTGTAAACCTGTTACCGAAAAAAAGAACGAGCGGAACTAAAAGTCCCTTCGTTCTTTTTTTTTGTTCGCACAAAAATATATATAAATAAAAATTAAGCCCCTGTTCAAAAAAAATATATACATAATTTTTCCCGAACAATACGCCTTGCAACATCATGTTACAGAAAATCTGTGAAGCCAACTCGAAGGAAAAGCAGAGATATGTTACAAATATCTTATAAAATCAGGTATATCATAAGTTAGCACTTATGATACAAGCGTTTTAAGGCATAAAGGGGGTAGCGGATATAGATGTTTAGTTTTTTAAAAAAAGGAACCGGAAAGGCGGCCGAGGCTGTAAAAAATACGGCCCGAGAAGCCACCAATGGGTCGCAAGATAATATCAACGACATGTTAAATAGCTTGAATGACGATATGATGGAGCGTAATAAAAGGCTGGCCGAACAGATTGCCAAGAATCAATTGGGTCAGTAATTAAAGTAAGGAGGAAATTAAAATGAGTTCAACCAGTCCAATTATAGTTAACGAAATACGACGCTTATCTCAGGAAGAAGGACTTAGAGACAGCGAAATTGCCGATGTTATTAAGTATAACCGAGTAAGTGTCCAACGTATTCGAAACGAAAACAGCATTCCCAAGTACAATATGGATAACCGTAAAGACAAAAAAGTAATTTGTCCGCAATGTTGTGGTCAATACTTTATCCGGCGTAAAGAAAACCCTGGAATCTGCTGCCCAGAATGTATGGATAAAATGAATCAGGTAATCAAAGACCAATATTGCCAAGTAGAGGTGTAGTGAAATGGCTTTAGTGCAAAAAGTAATTGGCGGCGTTGAAAAAGCAGGCGTAAAAATGGTGGGGAAAGGAAGAGCCAGTATTGAAAGACTTACTAACTCAGGAAGTATCGAAGAAGTCGAAAAGAGAGTAAGTGATATTGCTGAACAAACTGGGCAACGAATCGGGCAAATTGACCAAAGAGTTCAAAATAGTGTCAATCTTGACAGGACCTACAAAGAAAAACTCAAAGAAGCCAGAACTGGTGGAAATTCAGCGGTAGATGAAGCGATTAATGTAGACTCTAATGCGACGAAACCTCCTAAAGACCCAACGCCTCTTGCGGATAATGGTGGCGTTGTTTATGAGCAGGATGGACAAGGTGTCGGCGGAGCAAGCGCCAAAAAAGAAAAGTTTGAGCGAGTTCGACAAGAGGTTGCATTACCTTATGATTTACCTCATGCTGAAAATCTTAAAAACGCTCAAGACATTGCTGGTCCAGACAAGTCTGGAATTCTTGACATGGTTAAAGCTCATCCGTTTATATCAGCCGGTATTGCCGGTGGCGTTGGTGTCTTAGGGGCAAATTTATTCGATGATGACGATGAATAACAAGAGGAGGAAATACAATGAAGATAAAATCAGTTGGGAAGTTTATTGACGATGTAGCCGAAGAGCTCGGATGGCAAGGACGCAAGGCAAGACCACAAGCCCCAAAAAACAAAAAGAAACCTCAAACAGTTGATAGTGTCGAATTCACGGTAGACGGTGAAGCCCCTCGTGACCCAGATATCAATTTTACATTCGGCGGAAATGAAAATCAATATACTAATCCGGGAGCGGCAAATAGCGCAATGGCCGTAGCTGGCCAAAATGCCAGAAACGGAATGAGGTATTCTGGATTTGGTGACTTTTTAAGGAAAAATCAAAACGTAGTAATGGGTGCGACCATGGGAGCTGGCGTCGGAGCGGTAATACAACACGAAGAAGACGAACAAGATATGCGCCGTATGATGATGGGTATGAGGAGGTAGTCGTATGTGGATACCAGGCCAAGCGTTAAGTCAGGAAATCGTTAAGTTTATTGTTGCGGCCCTCGGCAATACCGAAATTAAAGCAGAGTTATCTAAACAAATTCGTGTCGAAATTGACGTAGAAAGAGCAAAGTATCGTGGAAAAGTCCAGACCTATGACTCACTTACGTCTGGAGATGTAAACACTCAAGCTAAAATGGCTGCTTCCGGATATGACACTTATGGTAGAACAATTATTGACAACAATAATATATTTACGAACGGGAATATCTATAAAAAGATGAAAAACAAAATCGTTTATGGTAAAACACCGGAAGAAGGTTATCGGAACAGAGGCGGCAAAAGTATTGTTTAAATTTTAATTAATAAGAAAAGGAGAACCATTATGAACGGAAAAGCATGGGGAAGTACAATCCAGGAAGTAGCAGAGTCATTACTTGGTAAGTTAAAACCAGCAGAAGGCGAGATACAAAACACTGTTGCAGGCTTGCTTAAAAACAGCCAGAAGTATCAGAACACCGTGGCTGAAAGAGGTTTACGTCAAGCGCTTGAGGCAAATGATGTAGACGTAAATGTCATTAATGACATTGCCGGTAAAATGAGCGGTAAAGACGCCCATAGCGCCATTGATTCTGTGTCTGAGCAGATAAAAAAAGCGACCGATAATCCAACTGAGGACATTTTAAAAAATGCAAAAGAACATTCTGACAGCATCCTAAACAGTGAAGATGCTTCAACGGTCTTACAAAGCGCCTCAAAACTTGAAAAGTATGCAAATTATCCACAGGCTTACTTTAGCTCTCCGGATAAAAAGATAAATCACACTCGGATGGCAGCTGCTGCCGGAACTTATACAGCCGCTGCTGTTGGTAGTCGTTACTTATCAGGTGGAAATCTAACAACAGACAATTACGGCCAGAAGAATATCGTAGGTATTCCATTTCTATAGAAACGAGGTGTCCCAATGGATGAAGCTGGTGGGATTAATGTTAATGAAATAGTAGAGTTCGGGATTGATAATACACTCCCGGACTTAGCCGGGAAAGAGGGCAACGAGGTATCGGCTTCGATATGGGGAATTGATGCTGCTGTTGTTAAAGAAATCAGCAATATGAGTCGGGCCTATTCATCAAGGCATGGAATGTTTGCCTCTGTTCCTATTATATGTAAAGGCGTTGACTGCGTATATACGGATATATGCATGGTCAGTAAACGCCAGCGAAAAGTAGGACGGCGATGCCCAATGGAGATTGCCGCAATCCTGGCCAGATACGACCAGTGGTGCGAACATTTTGAAATCAGCGTTGTTAATGACGTAATCGAAGCGAAAGACCTTGTTGACGCTACACTTATTAAAGATTTGGTTAACATGGAAATACAAATGCTTCGGGCTGAAAACAAAATAGCCTTAAATGGGGACTTCATGGCTGATACCTTATTAGATATCGATAAAAAATGCCAACCCTATTATGGCAAGATTGTTTCTCCGGAGACAGAGTTTTTATTAAGCCTTCAGGACAAAAAGATTAAGATACTTAATCAATTAAACTCGACCCGGAAAGATAAAGCTGCTGATAAACGCAGCGAAACAGCTTCCGATGCAGCGATTAAATTATTCCAGCAGGTTAAAGAAATGGAAAAGTCGCATAAGATTATTAACGTTAGCGATATTTCTTTTACTGACGACGGCGAAATAATTGAACAAGCGGAAGTCGTTGAAGAATTAATACAAGAAGTAGTACAAGGAGGTAATTCCGATGGCGGGAATGACGAAACGGATTCTTAAAGGATTGGGTTCGCTTGGTAAAAACATGACACAACCTAATAACATAGATAACGGTGGCGGTCTATCTTCGATTTTTGTGCCTAGAAAAGTTAATTTAAAAGGTGGAGTGGCAGCAGTTGGTGTCATGACTACTGCAAGTTTAATCTCAGGCGGGGCCAGTACAAGTTCCAAGTCCCAAATGGGAGAAATTTCTTACGGTGATGGCATGGCCAGAATGACCGATGCCTTTAACACCGGGGGAGTCGAAGCAATGAAGCGAGCTTCTCGTGGTGACTATGAAGCATTCTCTGAAATGGCTGGCGATGCTTTACAGGATACATCATTGACCAGTAAAATCGATGACTTTGGAGCTAACCCGGGCATGATAGCCGCACTGTACGGCATGGGAGGTAATTAAAGATGATTAGTCAAGTAATCAAGGCGGCCAAAAGCGCAGGAGGTATGTCTTTAGCTTTCGATGCAATTAATGTTGCAGGAGGGGTCTCTGACTACAAAGCAGCCAGAGAGCAAGGAGATAGTCAGGCTATTTCGGTAGCAAAGGCGGTTGGAACATTTGTAATGTACGAAGCCTTAGGTGGTTGGGGTATTGCAGTTGCCGCTGTTCAAGTTGGAGGGACTTTACTTAGTGCTTCAGGCGAACATTCAGCGAAACAAATGGGTGATGCATATGCAAGAGCTGGTAATTTTGGCTCTGGTTATTTTGAAATGTCAAAACCTGGATACACCATGCGTCAGCGAAGTCTTAACGCTATTCGCAATAATGGAACAGCAATTCAATCAGCGCTTGGAAATGAAGCCCGGACTTATTTTAGAAGTGCGGACAGATATTAGAAAGGAGAACGACTATGCAAATGAAATTACACCCTATTTTTAAAGCGGCTCTTACTACCGGAGCGATTTCCGGAACGGCTTATGGTGCTTTAACTGAAAGCGAAAACCTTGAAGCGCAAGGCCTGCCTGTATCTCAGCAATTAGCTGGGGGGCTAGGCGTTGGAGTCAAAGATGGCTTAATTGGAATGGGAATAGGTGCTGGCGTAAGTGGGACAGGCCTCGCTCTTGCCAAAATAATGAGGAAGTAGGTGTCGCATGGCAGCTAGTAATACAATCATCGAGCTTAGTGATTCAGAGATTGACAGTTTAATACAATTACTATTACCTATGGACGAACAACTTGATAAACGAGTTAACTTTGTTATGTCACAATACTCTATGGGCAAAAGCGAAGCCCTTGAGTACATCGTAACCGATAATCCGGTACTTTGGGCAAAAGTTTATCTTGACTGGGAAGCCCGGGATTATCAATTTGCGATTCTAACCGAAGGTAAAAAGTCTAAAAAGCTTGTCCTTCGGTTAGGTCGTCGGCTTGGGAAAACAGACGACATGTGCGTATTGATTCTATGGTTTGCTTATACTCAATACAACAAAGGCCCGAATCCACAATATGACATTATTATAGCGACACCTTATGAAACTCAAATCGATTTAATCTTTAAGAGACTTCATCAGTTTATTGAAGTCTCTCCTTTATTAAAAGGATTAATCTCCCGGGACGTTCATCATAATATTTGTTTTACAGTCAATGGTATTGTTAGTAATATTTTAGGCCTTACCGCTGGAGCGAACAACTCTTCTGGTGGCGGTAACTCTACTCGTGGACAACGTGCGGATGTTATTATTCTTGACGAATGTGATTATATTGGGTCAAACCAAATTACTAATATTATTAATATTCGAAATGAAGCTCCGGAACGAATCCGGCTTATTTGTGCCTCGACCCCATCCGGAAAGCATGAAGAATATTATCGTTGGTGCAATAATGCCTCTAAGAAGTATACCCCAACCCAACATGACATTAAAAACAATATGTTCAGTGGTTATGAGATAGAAGAACAGACTGTCGGCGAAGGAAATGGGTGGACAGAGATTTATGCGCCATCCAATGTTAATAAAGAACTACTTAAAACGAATCCGGATACACTACAGACTTATCTCGAAGATATCCGAGAAGAGTTGTCTGAAATGCGTTATATTCAAGAAGTTATGGCTGAATTTGGCGAAGAAGAAATGGGTGTATATCAAAAGAAATACATCAACGAAGCTATTGCCGAAGGCGCTCGAATCAAACACAAGTATATTACCAACTGGCCAAAAGACGAACGAGAAGCCTATCTCAAAAAGACTCAGGGTCAAAATATTCGTATTCTTGGTGTCGACTGGGATAAAATGAAAGCAGCTTGACAATCCACACCATGCATAATAAAATAGTATTAAATAAAAATACTAGGAGGTTATATCATGGCTGGAGTTAGAAATATCTTTGCAACAAAAGAACAACTTGAAGAAAAATATGCAGAAATGAATTCTATGAATAAGTTAGCAAAATATTATGGAGTAAACGTAAAAACGGTAACATCATTAATGAATTGTTACAATATTAAAAGAAACGTTGATTCTCAAGGAGCTAGAAAACATTTCTATGATGAGTCTTACTTTGAAACTATTAATACAGAAGATAAAGCTTATTGGCTAGGATTTATAATGGCTGACGGATGTGTGTATCGAGGGTCGGACAAACATAGTCATCGTCTACAAATAAATCTAGCAACAAAAGATAAAAACACATTAGAAAAGTTTCAGAAATGCATAAATTCAAGTTATAAAATTCAAGATAAAATAATACAACAAAAATATGAAGTATCGTTATTAAAAATAAACTCAACAAAAATGTGCTTAGATTTAATAAGTCATGGAGTAACGGAAAGAAAATCATTGAAATGTTGTTTTCCTACTTCTGTTCCAAATCATTTAATCTCTCATTTTATTCGTGGATATTTTGATGGCGATGGATGTATATCTATTAGTAACAATAAACCAACGTTTAATATAGTAGGCGGAAAAGAAATGTTAGTAGAGATACAAAAACGACTTCATAAAACAAATTTGTATATTTTAAAACAAAGGTCTCATATTGCAACATTAGAAGCAGGAAGTGACGAAGCAATGATTCTTATTTATCACTATCTGTACGATGATGCTAATATATATATGCAAAGAAAAAAAGATATTTTTGACGCTGCAATTAAGTGTCCCCTTGTGCGGCAACGTACATAGAAAAAGCAGGAGAATTGCCGGGAATCTCTCGTTAAGTTTGTAATACCGCCCTATTAGAAAAACACAATAATCTAATAGATGAGCAGATAGGCTAATTCCTATCGGATGGTAATAAGTTACAAAATAGAGGTTATCCTATAATGGCAGCCGAGCCTCATATGTGTTTAAATGAGGAAGGTTCAACGACTAGAAAAAGCTAGACAACCGCACTTATAGAAATATATAAATAGATAGAATCTAGGCGGTTTGAAAATAAGATATTTATTGAAATATAAATATACGAAGCGAGTATCAGCATTAACATGCCATGGAGAAAATCCATGAGTTACAAGTGTAACAAAGCACCTGCTACTCTTATATATGGTAACAGTATACAAGAGTTAAAGATATAGTCTGAATTTCATTACTGAATTGTCATCAGTAACTATCAGAGATGATAGAAATATAACGGAAACGGTTATATTGCAACAGAAATTGAAATATTCCGCAGCCACTAACATGGTATGTATGGAATTTGATAGATTCCATCAGGACTCAGAGGGCCGGGTCGTCCCTGTCTTTAAAATTATGTTCAGAATTGAAATTGCCCGTTCTGAATTTACTTATGTGAACGCCATGAACAAAATCATTGCTTTAAACGATGAATATCAGTTCGACTGGATTGCGGTTGACCGTGGCTATGGTGAAGTCCAACTAGAAATGCTTCATAAGTATGGCGAAGCAAATCCAAGTTCCGGACTGGCCGAAAAAGTTGTCGGTTACCAATTCTCTCAAAAGATTGATGTTACTGACCCGTATACCCGTAAGAAAGACTCCAAACATATCAAACCTTTTATGGTTAACAACTCTGTCAATCTATTTGAAAAAGGGAAGGTTATCCTAGACCCTAAAGACAGAACCATGATAGAACAGCTTGAAGAATATCGAGTGAAGTCTATTAGTTCTACCGGCTTACCGGTCTTTACTGATGAAAATGAACATGCAATTGACTCAATGAACTTAGCACTGCTTATCTTTGAGCAAAAGTACGGCCAGCTCCTCAAGAAAGTCTTCTCGGTTAAGACTATCTTTATTGGTACGCTTGATAAACGGGATGTCGATGTAAAAAGCCGAATCTTAGTTGGTGAATCAGAAGAACCGATGCCCTTGGGTAAGATAGCTCCAAGTAGTCAATATGGAGTTGTTGGTGTGATTAATATTCAAAAACAAACTACTAATAAGCGTTCTGCAACTTACCAAAGGAGGAAATTCTAATGACAAATCAACGAAGAGATGATGGCGCAATTATTGGTTACAAGCCAAAGCTGGAATACCATAAAGAAGTGGCTACCCAGACAGAAGTCGAACAAGTTACCAGTACCAATTATGATGGGGTTAAGTTTTCTAAAACATTAAACAGTATTGCTCAAAATCTTCCCAGCGTTGCTTTGTCTAATCTGGATTTCGTAACCGACAATATTAAAATATTAATGGATGAACTCACTAAATCCTTTGTCGATGGAGATTGGAACGAATATGGGAATATATCTTCTCTAATGAGTGCTGTCGAAAGTAACAATAAAGAGTATATCGATGCCTTTATTAACTACCATAGCAATCTGATTACCGGCAGCATCGTTCCAGAATTAATCGGAACGCTTAACGCAACCAGGCGACGACTGGTCTTGCTAAATAATACATTAAAGAAATTATACTATAACGATAAGGCCCTTACGACAGAACAGGCGCAAGCGATAGACGCTGATTATCTGAAACAAATTCAGAAGTATGAAGTTGGCAATGAGCAAAATAAAATCAATTACTTGGCGATATCACAAGACTCTATCCTTAATCGGTCTGTATCGCTCCATGCTTTCGATGTTAACGAAAAGGCGATTAATCTATCAGAAGTTGTATTAAGTACCGATAGCGCCCTAGCAAAGAAGGAACAAGGTGACCTAATTAAACAACTTTACGATGAAACAAACCAAAGTTTGAATTATCATAAGTCAGCCTATGACGAAGAACAATCTATCAATACTATGACTCAGACTTTATACAATTATTATGACAAACGTAAAGACGTTAATGGCATGTATACCGTCTTAGATGCATCGACAAACTCTGTTTTTATTGCAAGAAAAACCAAAGAATACAAAGACCGGCTCAATGAAGCCATCGTAAACGTAAATAAGGCGTTTACCGGAAATGCGTATTATCTATCCGAATTAACCTCTTTAGAGCAGGAAAAAGCCCTTCTAATGAATATTTACTCAACGTTTAACTACAATTCGGAGAACTAATACCGTATATTATATTTTAAGGCGGGATGGTGAAACGAAAATGAATAAAGCAAAACTATTTCTAGCCAGAACATTCTTCAAAGAATTACTGCCTGTTTCCACTTATGGGAAAGATGCGTCAGGAAGTTCTGGCGGCGGTACTGGACGAGAACTTGCCTCTGAATTTGTAAAAAGAGTTACATACAAAGAAAGTAGCGATACTGAATTTGAAGACCCAGACTTTGACCTTATCGATATACAAAACGGTTATAATACCGATTCATATATTCGCCAGGGGGTTGATAAATATGTTGACCAGATATTCAAAGAAGGCTATAGCTTTTATGGGACAGACTCTAACGTTGTCGATTACTTGAAATTAAGAATTGAGTATATCGCAGAAGCAAGCAGTACCCCAACTAATCAATTAATGATGGACATCGCAGAAGACCTTGTAAAATACGGAAACTGTTTAGTAGTTAAAGCCAGAAGCAAAGATGTTAATGCTCTTCCTCAGGGAACTAAGATAACCGGCCTATACGGGAAAGACCCGATTGCTGGATATTTTTGTGCAAACCCGGTAACAATGCGCTGCAAGCGAGATGAATTCGGGAACATATTAGAGTGGCAACAAGAAGCGGAAGGCGGAACACAAGTCTTTAAACCAGAAGATGTCGTTCACTTTTATTATAAACGTGAAAAAGGTAAGGCTTACGGGACAGGGTTTTTAATCCCGGTACTTGATGACGTAAGAGCGTTAAGACAAGCCGAAGAAAATGTATTAAAGATGATGTATCGGAATATTTATCCGTTTTATCATATAGCAGTTGGTACAGCTGATGCGACCGGAACAAACGCAGAAGTCGATACACTTAAAGAAGCAATCGATGGAATGGATGTAGAAGGCGGGCTGGTTACCACTGAAAGGGTTGCAATTAAACCCATTGCGTCAGACCAAGTCATTGACGCAGAACCTTATTTAAACTACATGGAAGCCCGAGTCTTTTCTGGTATGGGTATTCCGGCCATCATGTTTGGCCGAGGGAATACCGCTAACCGGTCAACAGGGGACAATATGACCTCTGAAATGGCCGATAGAATCCGGGCCATGTGTCGAGTTATCGAAATGTTCTTTAACTCATTCATTACAAAAGAGCTTCTTATGGAAGGCGGGTATGACCCGATTCTTAATCCAGACCAAATTGTTGAGTTTAAATTTAACGATAACGATGTGGATATCAAAATCAAAAAAGAAGTTCATGCTATATACAAATACGAACACAATGCGATTACTGAAGACGAAATGCGAGACGAACTTGGTTGTGACCCAATTCCTGACGGAGACCGTGAAAAAATGCATGTTCAGATTATTACCCGAACTAACTCAGAGTTGGCAGCGCAGCAAACCGCTGCAATAGCAACCGCAAAAGCCGGTTCAACTGGTTCGCCAGAAACAAACAACAAACAGAAAAATCAAGGCGGTAAAAGCTCCGGCGACAAAGGCAATAAAAAAGTTGCCAAAAAGAAAGATAGTATTCGTCCAGCAACAATTGGCCTAGCAAAAGATGCATTAGATAATCTCGAAGTTTCTATGGATAATTATATTAAAAGGTGTTATGATACAAAAGCGCCAATTGATAATACGTGTATATCCAAGATAGTCATTGACTACAGCAAAGAGATGTTGCATATCGCATCAAAAGATTCCAGTATTGACAAACAAGACATTGAAGACTATATCGCCAGAACATCTGCTAAGTTGTTTAACGAAATATCCAAAGACTTGTCTGACATATCAGCGGCCAGTACAGAATCATCCATTATTGATATTATGGATGTCCGGGTAAAAATTTACAGGGACTCTTTAATTAAATATTTACAAAATTATCATACGTTGCAATCGCAACTGATAGAAAGGGGTTCTTGATATGGGGAATGAAAATAAAATCTTCGAGGTCAAAGATATAAACGGTAAATCGTTCTCTATTGACCTTAATAAAATTCATGACATCAATGGAGACATAGGAAACAGCTCAGCTGCCTCTATCTCAGATAACCAAAAAAATAGAGTGCGTAAAGTACATGACATTGAATATTGCGACCAAGAAGGACAAGCAATTGACTCTTTGCAATTACTCAGTGATATGGCGTCCGGCAAGAAAAACATTGTCGCTCTTGATGTCGAAATGGAAGCAACGCATTCTGGTAGAAACCATAACTATTGTATCTATTATGAAGATAGCATGGAAACCGATGCTGAGTCATTTGTTAATCCATTTAAAAAACCAGTGTTGAAAAATCACGATACTTATAGTGAGCCAATGGGAAGAATTTTACAAGCTTGGACAGGCCCGTCTGCCTTAACAGAAGACCGGTCAGTCATTAATCTAAAAGCTCGTATTACTGACCAAGAATCAATTCCTAAGTTCCTGGACGGTCGTTACGGAACGGTTAGTATCGGCGGCACGATGGGAACAGTAACTTGTAACATTTGTGGTAAAAACATCTTGAAAGACGGCAAGTTTAAATTTTGCGGTCACTGGAAAGGCGAAACCTACAAAGACGAAATTTGTTACTGGGGAGCAAAAGACATTGAGTACCACGAGGTATCAACTGTAAACAATCCGGCAGATGATTATGCACAGATTATGAAAGTCACGGTTGTTACAGATAATAATAAAGATAACCAAGATAAGAAGGAGGAAAGCAACATGTCTGATGAATTGAAAAAAGAAAACACTACAGATACTAAAGCTGCTGATGTGAAAACCGCAATCAGTGATATGATTGATAAACTGCTCGGCGAAAAAACAGCCGACGCTGATACAAAAACACCAGAAGCCGAAGTTACCGACAATAAAGACCCAGAAGCTGACCCTATCGTTGAAGATAGCACCGCTACTACTGAAGATGCTACACAGGAAATTGAAACCTTAAAAACTCAACTTGCTGACGCTACTGCAAAATTGGGGGAAGTTGAAGCTGAACTGGCAACAACTAAAGACTCTTTGGAAAAACAAACCAAAGACCTTCAGGACTCTCAAGCAGAAGCAACTGATGCAAAAGACAAATGTATTGCCCTTGCCACTCTTAATAAAGAGCTGATTGCTGACAGTATTATTCATACCGAGGTAACCGCAGGCACTATTAAAGAAGACGCCAAAGATTCTCGCAAAGAAGAATTACTTGGAATGTCCATGAAAGACCTTAATGCTCTAGTAGCAAAAAGTGTTGATTCCGCACCACCACAACGTCAACCGGCACACGTAGATAACCCTACGCTTTCTATTGACGACAAAAAAGACAGTAACGGTTCTGCCGATACTCATAAAACTACCGACGCAGTTAAAACTATTAATAATTTCGCTGACGATATTATTAAAAAGTTGGTAAAATAATAAAGGAGGAAAATAAAAATGGCTTTATTTAGAGGTTATGAAAACCAACAGGGTTCTCGTTCTAATACAGCACTTGTCCGCTCTGGCCATATGTCACCAGCGGAGAAATGGATTCTCGACCCTACTTTCCAGAAACCAGCAATGTCTGGTGTGTTTAAAGATGGCGTTTTGTTTAATTATCAGTACGGCGGCCCCGGTATGGAGGACGTTGTTATTCCAAAAGGACGAGTCGTTGGTGTTGGCGCATCGGTAAAAGATTATGTATCTAAGAAATTCTTAGCATCCATTACCTTACCCGGTCTTGCAAACAATGGGAATACCATTGGTATGGCTCCATACAACTTTACCAAAGACTGGTTCCAAATGGATAGATTCGGTGGTAACCAACCTTCAATCATTACACTTGATTATGTTGAACTGCCTTATATGCCTGGATTCACAGCTAATGCAAACTTTAATGCTTCTGGTGTTCTTGCTGAAGAGCAAACTCTGTCAGTTGATAACAAAATGCCTTGGGGTGCTGTCATCGGTGTATGTGAAAATGGCGATTACTTAAAAGCTACACCATCTGGTCGTTTGACTAAATGGATTGCTGGTACTGACGCTCCTCACTTAATCGTAGGTCAAGTTTTGGCATCTGATTTAAATGCAGAACCAACTGGCTGGTTAAAATGGATGTTATGGGAAGAAAACGCCAGAAAAGAAGACGATGCATTCTTGAATCGTTCAGGCGCTTCGAATATGCCTTCAGACGAAGGATATCCTTTTGACCCAGCTTATCCAGAAGGAAACACTATCTTCCAAAATTACCAAAGTCAATTAATCGATAACCCAACTGGTATTACCGGGTTACACGATGGTTCTGGTAACTATGACGGATTTGGTAAAAATGATACCGAGTATACCGACATGGAAATTGGTACAGTTGCTGCTGGTACAGCTATTGGTACAGTTGTTCAGTTCCAAGCAGTTGATTTCGCTGGTGGTAAATTACCTAACTTACAGTTAGGCGTTACTGTTGCAATTGATGGCGTAGCTGTTGATGCGACCAACGTAGCGATTAATTACACCAAAGGCCTTATCTCTGTAACCCTGGCAGATGCACCTGTTGCAGAAGCAGTTGTTACCGCAAGCTACAAAGCAATGCATTACGGTACACCATCTTGGGCTGACTTCAAAGGTGTTCAAGGCGCAATGTACGTTTTACTTAAAAAATAATAAATTGACTTTAAATTATACTGCCCCGGAATGGGGCAGTAATCAAAAATAGGAGGAATACAACAATGGCTCTAGTGAATATTTTAAACCAGATGGATTCTGCTAACAAAACAATCCAATCTGAATTACAAGATAAACTATCTAAAGGCCTGTCATTGACAGATGCCGAATTAGACCAATATGAATTAACCGAAGACGATACAAAAGTTTTTCAAGCTTTCGGTGATGTATTAGACGGGAAGACGGTACCGGGTTTCCAATTTAAGGATTTCTTGGCTTCTCCCTCGGCGAAGGTATTGATTCCACGAGTAATCATTGGAACAATGCGGCAGTCAGCTGACCCAGTTTATCTGGCGTCCAAGTTTTATAAAAAGATTCGTCTGAAAAACGGTCAAGCGGTAATGTTCCCATCTATCGGTGTTATGCGAGCGCATGACGTTGCCGAAGGTCAGGAAATTCCGGAAGAAACTGTAGACTGGCAATTACACAAAAATTCTCTTATCAGCGTAGGTAAGAGTGGGGTAAGAATCCAATACTCAGATGAATTACAGTCTGACTTAGAATTCGACCTTGTTTCTGTGATGTTGTCTGAAGCAGGCCGAGCAATGGCTCGATTAAAAGAACAAAAAGCATTTGACGAATGGTTACGACATGGCTGGACTGTGTTTGATAACAGTCTTCGTGCTAAGATTCCAGCAGCCGGAACTACCGGTCTTGATTTCGAAGGTAATTTAAATGATACATTAAGTATCGATGACTTACTGGATATTATCATTGCTGTTTACAACAACGAATACACTCCTACTGATTTAATCATGCATCCGCTGGTATGGTCGGTATTTGCTCGAAATGGTTTAACTGGTTCTTTAACCGCTCCATTCGACAGAGAAACCAAACGAGAAACTCCAAATGCACAATTCAAATTAGGCCCTGAAAGTATTCAAGGTCGATTACCGTTTGCATTTAACGTAAATCTTTCACCATTCGCTCCAATCGACAAAGCTGGTAAAACATTTGATATGTTCTGTGTTGATGCCAATAATGTCGGTGTTCAAATTGTTAAAGACGAACTTAAAACTGAAGAGTTCAGAGACCCATCTCGTGATTTGAACAACATCAAAGTTATCGAGCGATACGGCTTTGGTACTTACAATGAAGGCCGGGCTATCTGTAGCGCTAAGAACATTGGCATGGCTAAATCTTACGCAACTCCAGAAAGACTTCACCTGATTGATTAATTAGTCTAAAAACAGGAAGGAAAATAAAATGATTAGATTTGCATTGAATACCAATAAATTTAATAATTACGCTTTCTTCTGTCCTGTTTCAAGATTGCACTTAACATTAAGTAGCCCTGTCGGTTTTGCTGACAGGGTTACTCCTGCTATCGCAAGAGCTTTGACAGCTCAAACAATCTTGGATATTGACGGTAAAGTTGACATGAGTACGATAGTGACAAGCAAGAATGCTTTAAAAGAAAGACGAATTGCTAAATCTGAACCGATTCTGGCAAAAGAGATTGTTGTTAAAGAAGCTTCAGTTGAAGAGATTCCAGAAGTCACAGAAGAAGCTCCGGCGGCAAAGGCTATTCCTGAAGAGGAAGTTCCGGCAGCTAAAGAAGAAACTGTCGCTAAGAAAGCACCACGGAAAAAAGACCCGACCCCAAAAGTTGAAAAATAAATAAAAGGTGATACGTATGGACAACAACAATGAAACCATTGGATTGAGAGTGCTAAGCGTATCTCCGAGTAATCATTCTACAAATGCTAACGTACATAGCTCTATTGTTATAACGTTTAGCGCAGACATCAACCCGGGTACTCTTGGGAATAACATTGTTGTTCTTAAAGATTACAATAAAATATATGAAAATGTTAATAGCTTGAAGGATTATTCACAGTACAGTGTTACCAAGGGTTCTATATCATACAATGATAAAATTCTTACGTATGTACCCGATGAACCATTTAGTACAGACACCTGTTATGTGGTACTGTTAAGTGATGGAATCACTGATATTGTTGGAAATAAAATGATACAGAAGCATGTCTCTTGCTTTAATACAGAATCGACTGCAAGCTTCCCTCGTTGTGAGATAATTTCTCCTAAATACGGAAGCATCTTAAATGCAATGCCTGAATTTGTATGGAAGAACCAATGCTCCGAGTCATATGTTTTCCAGGTTGCGAAGAATAATTCCTTTGAGCTATTGTTATGTGATAAAGTAATTCCCGGGAACAAAATTGAAGAAGTTATTCGATACACACCTAATCTTCAAATAGAAGAAGGAATGTATCACTTCAGGGTTAAAAGCGAGAATGGTGAATGGAGTAATATCTCTCAAATATTTATTAAGATAATTACCGACGCTGTTATAGCAAATGAAGACAGCCCGGAACTAATGCATTTCGATGAATTCATCGAAGGACTGGAAGAACCAATTGAGGTATTAGAATTTTTTCCAAAAGACGACACGGTTAACGTCAACCTAAAGACAAATATCATTTATCTTAAAATGAGAGGTCTCGTAACGGAAGACAGACTTAAACTCGATGATTGCTATGTCTTTGGCGAAAGCTTTGACGAAGAGCACGAAGAATACAGTCACGACACCGTTGATGGTAAATGGACAATTATTTATGATTCTTATTTTGATGTAACTTATGTTATCTTCACCCCAGTAAATATTGACGACGTAGAGGAACCAGAATTCATTGAGACATTGAGAGACGGATTGCTAATCGAATAAGCAATAGGAGGTGCTTAAATTGAAAATTAAAGAAATGACAGAAAAGACATCCCTTGAAATACAATCTACAGACGTTTTTATTATTGAAGACCTAGAAGACACCAAGCAAGTCACGGCAAAAGAGCTGGTTGAGTACCTATTTGCAGGCGATATAGCTAAAGAGATTATCACTGCTGCCATAAACGGAATCTTGGACCGTGAATATGTTGGTTACTCTGAAGAACCTGACCCTACAGAAGAACCAATAGAATAGGATAAGTAAAAGATATGGGATTTGAAGTAGTATATGTCGCAGGCGGCGAGCTGGATAAGGTAAAACAAGTCAATTATGTCAAAGAAATAAAAAACTTTGCCCAGCTCAGCCAGCCTTATAACAAAATGACAATGATTAATGTCCCGGCTATCGCAGGCGTATATGACCTAGACTACACCAGTCCCGCCGAAGAAACGGAATTGCTATCATTAGTCGTAACGTGTACCGGATATGGGGAGAACGATTATTACAATCTATTCGTTAATGACGAGTTATGGTTTGATACATGGTTCCCAACAGAAGTAAAAGAAGGTTTATACATTGGTACATCTACTTATGTGTATAAACTACCCCCTTCTTCAAAGCTAAAACTTAAATTTGTCAACATCAGTGGAACAGCGAAGAAGGTATGGCTGGGAGTAAGATTATTAAGAAATGCAGTTAAAGAAGAAAGAATCACCGTCGAGCTTGTTGATACCTTCAAGGCTTCTGTCCCAACTGGAGAGATAACGAGCGAAGAAATGGAACCAATCAATAACGCATAACCGCTAATCTTATTGGTATATAATACATTAAGACAACTTAAAAGGAGGTAAATTAAATGGCCGCAAATGCTAATGGAGAATATAAAGTTTTTAAATATTACGAAGGCTTATGTTCTTCTTCAGATTTTCCAAAAGAAATTGCCAAGGTTTTGGCATTAGGCGTTAAAACAAAAGCTGTTAAAGACGTTGACGGAAACGTCATCGAAGAACCATTTATTCTTAAATCTAAGAATTGGGATATTGTATTCCCACAACCCGATAGTTCTTTAGCTATTGACCTTGATAACCTGACAACCGAGGAGTATAAACTCAAAATCGACAATCAGGTGGCAAAGATTGCAGATACTGTTATTCTTAAAACGACAACAACGCCAAAAGAATTAAGTGACGAAGAAATCGATGATTTAACTGTCGATTCAGATTCAAACAAAGCATCGCTGACGATGTATCTTGAAATTTATAAACCATCGTATGTCGTTAATCCGGAAGAATATCCACTGGATTGCGAACGTCAAGGCATCACTCCCAAACTAATTACCAAAGGGATGTACGAAAATTCTTTCAAAGTGCAGCAAGAAACCGAAGAGTATATTTATACTGCTCCGATTTGTGCTGTTGATAAGAAAGACGATACCAGTATTGGCTCAGTCGAACTGACCTATGCCGAATGTGACGCTTACGTAAGTAAGTTAAACAATATTTTTGGCAATACATCATTCAGTGTTCCGTCAGAAACCGGAGCAACAACCACACTTGCAATTAATGCCGCATATCTTGCAAAAATCAAACAAGATGATGCAGAATTGTATGAGCTGTTCTTAAACACTCTTGATGGTGGTGAAGGTATTGAGCCTAAAACTTATTCGTTGTTAAACTCGATGACTATCGAAATAACAAAAGAAGAAGCTATTTATACCATGATTTTCGAAGGCCTTAAAAAACTGACGACTTATTCAATCGCAAAAGGCGCTGAATATATTGTAAAAAGCGTACCTATCGAAGACCTGACTCCAGAGTTTTATCTTGATGGTATTTACATTCCACTAAGTACCACCCTTTATCATACTGACAACCAACGTATTATCTTTGATGACAGTATTTCCTTCGAGGCCTCAACTGATGGCGTTATGGTCGTTCGTTATGCATACGAGGTTGGCGGTAATGATGTTATTCCTAACCGGATTACCATGCTGAATAATCATCACGTTTTAATGCGATTGTTTGACCGTATTAACGAAGACGGTAGCGGGCCAATGGATAACGTGTATAACTCAAGTGGTGAAATCGTTCAGACGAACTCTCATATCTCTCCTTGGTCTAAACTGTCATGGTTTAGAGACTTCGAAGAAATCATGATTGATTCAGTCGATACTGACCCGAGCATCTCAAGTATTCATGACGGAACCGTATTTGTGCCATTAGAAACTTCTGGTCTTAATGCTGATACTAAAATGCGTTACTGGATTAATACCAATAACGATAGATTTAGTGTGGTTGTTATGGGAAATCCATCATTAGATTACCAGAGAGACCGGCATTTAATTTCAGCCTGTTATTGTGGAAAAATCGATTCATTCGAAAATTCCTTAAACGATACCGCTGGTAACTTTGCCTTATTTACATCATCTTCCACAGAACCATGTAATACAAGTCTGACAATGGAAAAAATTACCTATGATATGGGTAACTATTCAATGAGCGCTGACGAATTAAGAGACAATACTTATGATGTAGAAGCCTTTTCTAACTTTATCAAAGATGATTGTGCCTGGAACAGTCCTTGCAGTAATAATCCCGTTTATTACGTGCAATTGACCGATAAGAATTATTTTAACCGTGAAAAATGGCCAAAATACGTTATCCTTGACGCAGCCGGAAAACCAGTCACTCCAGTTATGTCAGCCTACAAGCGAAACTTTATCATGAGCGACGGCAAGGCAGACCTATTACAGTTCAGCGTTGACCCAAGTTATACAAACTTCGACGAAACTTACACGATTTTTGTGTGCTTCAGTTATTATCAAGAAAAATTCGTTATTAATAGCGGCGTCTCACGAGATGTCTTTGGTAACGTAATTGATGTTGATAAGATTAACGACTATGGTATTAATACTTCGGACGGTGTTACTTCAATCATGATGTATCATACCCGGTCTAAAGCTTACTACCAACGACACCATATGATGTTTGCTACAACTGAAGAATACATGAGTAAGGTCATGTACGGTAAGTCAAGCTACACGGGCGAGTATTACGCTGACCGAATTAAAGTTACTCACAGTAATGATGGACCCCGAGGAACGCTCAGTGATTTACTTGTTATTGACAGCTCAAGTTTATATGCACTTGATGAACTGGTTATCAATAAAGACTTCGAGAAAGACCCGAACGAATACGAAGAAACATTTGTATACTTCCCGGTCTCCGCTCCATTCTCCCCCCTTAGCGATTCACCGAACTCTCGTTACGGTGTTGCAATTAAGAAAAAAGAAACTGAACCAGACTACTCTGACGAAGAGTTAATTCTTAAGATTGCCATGAGCGAGCTTGGTAAATTAGCCGAAGAAGCTTGGTGGCCAGTAGATAAGAATATTATTCCAAGAGACAAAACAACCAATGGCTGTAGTGTTTACTGGAGTATCGTTCCCGATTCCGCATGGGTTGGAACAGAAGCAACCAAATCAGACTATGTACCGGTACAGCTCGCAGTTATCAACACTAGCGAATATGAAGGCGACTTAACTACTCCAATTCTGGCAACCACTGGAGTTGTCCTAGAACAAGGCGCAGAAAAGGCCGACACAACAAAGTCTCATCTTATGATTTCAGGGTTTACTGCTGGAGATGGAGAAAAGATTCTGTACGGTATTTCAAGCACAGAAATTACTTCTTTTGGAACAGGCGCTCAGATTAAAGCCGTTCTTCATGATGGTACAACTGAAGACGAAGTATTTGAATACAAAATTGCCGGTGTCCCATATGCTGAAGAGATTGGCGACACCCTTCCAGGTACTGATATTACCCTTACCGATGCAAGTCCAGACAAGTACCTGGTTCTTTACAGTGTAAAAGAAGAGCTTATCGAAACTGAGACAAAGCATGTTATTACCAATTTCTCCTGCACACCGCTTAAGGACGAAGTTAACGATAAAAACTGGTTGTTACAATATCCTTGTAACTTAAATGTTTATATCGAAGGCGGAAAAGGAGCAATGCTGTATAGTGGCCAAACGGTAAATTCTATCACAACTTCCATCGAATACGACGGAACGTTCGAACTACCCTTGATTCCAGCTGCTGGCTACAGAATAGCTAAAGCAACAGTTGTCAACACTGACGACGAAACGGACTTCACTGATATTACATTGTTCGAAGATATTGTTGATGGAACAACAACCTATAAAGGAATTGCCCTTCCTTTAATTACAAAGAACTACAAAATAAAAATTCTGTTTGAATTAATTCCATAAAACAAAGATGCCCCTAGTGTAAAGCTAGGGGCAATAATAAAGGAGGATACAAAATGTCTTTTGTTGGTTTAGTTACACGAAAAGAAAAAGATACCGGCGTTAGCCTGATGGCAAAAGTCGTAACAGAAAGTAAAATCAAGTTTGCTAGAAAAACTTTTAAAGTAAAGGTTAAAGCAAACGTTCTTGATGATTTAACTTGTTGCGTTTTAGACCATGAAGCAGCTGTCGCAAAAGTTAATAATGCACAAGATATGACAAGTATTATTGATGATATTTCGTTGTCGTATAATGGCATCAACGGTACATCAATTTCATATCGCATTGTTGATATCGAAGCGCCGTTACTTTCTGGTTATATGACAGCTGATGGAAAAGTTACAGGTAGACCAAAGTTTGGAGAAGGAAATGCGACAGGGTACTTTGAGATAACCGTTTCAAAGAATAACGCAAATCTTGTTTCCCGTATTCTGACCTCTGTAAAATCAATCACTGATACAGAAGTTCTTAATGATGTTACATTTACACAGCCTGCTCTATGGGGTCTCATTAAAGGCACAAATGATTCGTATATCCAAGGTAGCGAATGGTCTGGCCATAATAACGTCATGAACAAACTTAACTTCGTTCCTACTGTGTCAATCGCTACACTTGCGACCGACCCAGTAGATGTCACCTGGTCAGTTAGAGATGACACATTAAGTTATGCATCAGCCCTGAACGTATACACCGAGGCCCGAGTCAATACTTCAACCGGCGATGTTGCTCGATGCAGCTATAAATCAGCTTGTAGCCTTGTTGATGGAATTACCGATGTTATTATTAAAGTTATTGCCGGGATTAGCGCTAGCGATACCTTACAAAATCGAGTCCGGATTGGCGGTATAACTCTTACTGCCTCACTTTCAATCGGAACCGCTGTTAAAAACATTGTCTTTAATTGCTCAACCGTTAGTAAGTATTTAACCAATACTGAAGTAATGGAAGCTGTTCTTGATAACATCAGTCTGTTCAGACCAGATTCGAACATAATTCCTTATAAAGAAACAGCAGACTCTACTTTTGAAACAATTACTGCACCTTCTATTGGCGGCTCCTATGTTCTTAGAGCATATGGTAACAAAGGTAGTTTAATGTTTGCAGCACCTGAACTTAAGATTGCCGAAGGTGGTATTATCGGCGTTTCTATTGTCAATAACGTTTACGAATACAACGGCAGTATTCCATACACCGATAACACCTTACTAACAACTGCATTTGATGGCGGATTCCAAGCTGATGGCGGCGAGACTTACACGAAACTTACTCTTGACTTTGCAGCCATAAAAGCAGCTGATGTTGACAAACGTAAATTTGCTGCTCATGCAGGCATTACAATCTCAGGCTACTCCGCTAACGGTTTAACTCCGGGTGGTAGTCCATTAAATAGTCAAAGATTTGCACAAATTGTCGTAGATACAGCGGCTATGGTGTAAATAAATAGAAGGAGTGTTATTATGGGCGAAATATCCTTTAGCTTTCAAGCCGTAAGCGAACCAAAACATGAAACGGCTTTTCAATATACTTATGCCAATTCAATTGAATATGGATTTACTTATGAGAGATGTATCGCCCTTTCTAACGCAAGTATACTCAATAGTCCTGTCTCTATCATAAAGGTAGCGGCAGGACTATCTGCTTTATATCCATTGTTTGTCGATAAAACGGCTCACTCTATGATATATCATAAGTCAATGCTTGAAATTAGCAAAGTCAAAGGCAACATTTCCGAAAAGGTTAACAAAAAAGCATTAGCCATAAACAAAGTCCCGCATTCGACAGAAGACCCTGATAAATTACTTGATATACATAAACCATCACCTTATGACTTTATTTTATATGATAAAATAGCTTCGTTAAAGCGAATAAAAGACGAAAGGCTTACCGTCCTAGATTCTGGATATTTTGCCCAAGTTTATGACTATTTTAACTTAGACAAAGAAAGTTTATTTTTCAAAAAATACTTTTACACAAATACTAAAGAAAACTTAATCTTAGAGAGAAGCCCTTGGTATGACGGATATATTTTCAAAAAAGCTATAAATCTTAAACATGAAAAATTGTCAACAAAACAAAAAGACACTTTTGTGTCATTGCCAGACAATAAGATTATTAATTTGCCGATAATTTATATCATGTCTTCTCGGAGAAACAAGGCTTATGTCAATAAAGCTTTCTTTGTTGGAAGAAGAGACCTGATAGCAAATAACAAATTGCAATTTCATCAGCTTTATCAAGGTAAGAATCAGGGTAATATCGTTGAAAACATTATGACAGCGCCAGAATCTGAAATTATAGCAAACATCCTTGAAAATATAAATACAATAAAAGAACGCCAACGAACAAAAATGGCTCAATCTTTTTTCGGAAGCCGCCAAGACGGCAAGGTAGATAGCGTAAGAGATGTAATTATAGAAAAAACATCAGCAAAGACCGATGTGAGCAAAAACATTAACGCTTATCGGCCCACCGCTAGTTTTTTGTTATACGACATACTTGGCGCTGGCAATAGCGATAAAGAAGCTATATTAAATCCAATTTGCTCTTCTTTGCCGCCAAATAAATTCGCAAATTCTTTTGATAATTGTAATGTCATCACTTCAGACAAAGAAGGCGATATTTTTGAGACTCTTAATTTTAGCAAATCAATCAAGACACTTACTGGCAATCAATGGCTTAACATCGGCTCTGATATTGATGGAGCTGGGCTTTATAATATTTATATTGGAAACCTCGGAAATAAAAAAGTTAATATTGATGAAGGATTTAAGCTTAATAAAGCCGATATTGAGTTTTTGTTTTATAAGAATTTTGATATTGTTAAACAAGATAATGAATTAAATACATTTGCGAATATTTTATTGACTAACGAAAGAAAATACGGAACTCTCTTAAGAAACGCAATAGCGTCACCTTTTAGTATTACTGCGAGCATTACTTCTTCTAAGCTATCTTTTAGAAAGTTCAGTCAACAAATTCAAGAATATTTTATTGAATTTGCTAATATAACAAGTAAGACAGCGCTTGGTAATAAAAGCTATATGACATTTCGAGAAAGAATCAAAATGCAAATGCTGGACGGCCAAGATAATGGTTTCAAAGAACGACTGGAAATTAATGGGAAGTATGACTCATTGTTAACTTATCAAGAAAACCGATATACCGACTTTATAAAAGGTCAATATCTTGCCGGTAAAGATAAACTATCAATTCAATCAATGAATAACTTCTTGGAGGCATCCACGAATGACAAACAAATAAATATTAAAAATAATTCCTTGACTGTAACCAGAGAGAAAAAGCCATTGATTGAATTCAAGAACACGTTTTTAAGCAAAACTCGTAACTCCTTTTTAGAGTTTGAGACGAACTCATGGGGGTTAAAAACAAAGCCTAGTCTAAGTATATTTAAATCAATTACTGGTGGAAAGTTTAAAAAAGGCCTGATGTATGGATATAATTTATCAGCACAAAGAACTCGTTATGGATTTTCAATAGGCTGGCAAATCAACGGGGCGGCTAAACAAAAACCTCCTTTAAATTATTTTAAGAGTAATAACGTCATTAAAACTAAGGTGTCGCTCAACCGTAATACCCAACCTGTTTCAGCCTTAAAAGAGATAGGTGAATACTATATTGATAAGATGATACCCCAAGGAAGCAAGGTAACAACAAAAGCAATGCTGTTAAAGAATTACAGCGCCTATAAGCTTAGTGATAATGTTTATATCGATAATATCGTTAGTGCTTGTGTTTATAATAAAAATATCTTTAATAATCATGACCTATCTTTTAATGTTACAGACCGACAGGCTAATACTTTTAACAATTATAGCGCCAAAAGCTCTAATAAGCTCGTTGACAGCATTTTTAAATTATTTGAGCTAAGTAAACGAACGAAAGAGTTTATCGAAAACAAATGGGCATACGGAGCTTTAGCAATAGGGCAAACTAATCTGTTCAGCCGCTATACTATCACCGGAACAAAAGGAGATAAGATAGCTTTTGAAGATAGCCTATTAGGCCTTGATAAATTTGGTAAAGAAAGCTTTTATGACAAAAGTATTTATGCCTATAAAAATACCGGTACGACTTATACTTTTGATATCGATACGTTTGCTGTCATCGAACAGAAGAATAGCATTATTTTAAAAGACACATCTGTTACACTGTCCGGTGTGACCGCTGATGTCAGTCAGACTGATTATTGGGTTAAAAAGTTTGAAAAAGAAATCCAAGAATCTTTTATTTTATCAGCTAGTATTGTCGATAAGTTTTTGTTTGATAACCAAAAAGACATTCAATTGTCAAAACGAGACAAAAGTATCGTTCGAGATAAAAATCAAAAAGGCGTCAAAAAAGACAGAATCGGCATTGTTCCAGAAAAACAATCTATCTGGGCATCTCCGGAAGCCCGGGTTGTTCAAGACTTATATCAGGATTTATTTGCCACAAAAGACAGGCTTTCATTTGTTGTACCAGATACATTTTTTAATATCACCCAAGAAAGACGCAGTATGGCCTTAAAGGCTGACTTTTTATTATTTGCTGAAAAGACCAGAAAACCAATTATTTTATGGAATAATCATCATGTATATCGGCAAAAAATCGGAGCCCGGTTTGATACTTATGATAATAATATTTATAAAATACTTAATTCAATTCCTGATTTTATTCAGGACTTATG